TTTGCCAAGATGCATTTGGCTTCGTCGGGCAACTCTTCCCAATTCATAAAAATGCTGGAGCAGTCTTCCAGGCAGTTTTTGATATCGACCGCAAACCATTCGTCAACGCGCTGTTTACTAACGGGAGTGCCGACATCAAGCGCGTATTCAGGATCGCCTTCTACGAGAAGATGCCCAACGCCAGCAGTCGGCAGTCCGAGATGGTCGAGATAAATCTCATGTCGCACGCCCTCGTCATGCTCTAGGTCTTTTCGCAGTCGTTCAAGCATTTGGCACCGGAGGATGTTTTCCGTTGTGAGATTTCAAGTATTCAGCGCGATGCGCGTCGACATCTTTTCGCAGATGCTCGACTTCCGTTTGCATTCGCTCCAACGAGCGGTGCAGCCGTTCTCGATTGGCGGGGTCCATCATGCCGCTGATGACCTGTAAGCGCTGACCGACCAAGTCGGTTGCCGTGTCGTTTCGGTCGAGGCGGCTGTCGAGTTTTGACAGCTTTGCCAGCGTCTCTTTCACATCGGCTTCCAACTCGGCGACTTTTTGGCGAACGACGATGAAAGAGGTAACGACGCTCGCCAGCATCCCGCCGATAGTGATAATCATGCGGGCATCAAGTTCCATCCAAGGCGTCTCCCACCAAAACGGCGCACACTAATTTGCGACGCGGGTAAACCGCGATAATTGCGAACTTCTGGTCATTCTCCCAGAACTCGACAAGCGGTGTATTTGGATCAATGCGGTGCAACAGAACGCCCCGCGCTGACGGCTCCATTTCGTCTTCCAGGAGAGCGTCGATCAGATGAACACCGCGCCAGCATGGGTATTTCATTGTCCGAATTATCTGCGGCGGAGGGAAAGAAACCGAAACTTTTTCCGGCGCAGCAGGGGGTGTCGTCTGGCAAGCCGCAGCCAAAAAAAGAGCCGCGAATGCGGCTATTGTTTTTTGAATTTTTCCCACAGCCATTCGCCTATGCGCGCGGTGTACCAAAGCACCGTCATTGCCGCTGCTATCGTTGGCAACCATTCAAAAAAAGCGGCAAGCCCCGTGATGCCGGCCGCTGCGTCACCGACGTTCTTTAAGTCGCCCATTTAACCGTTACGCCGTGAATTTCGACGCTTTTATTGTTGAGGGTTTTGATCCGGTATTTAACCGAAGTGCCGGACGGCTGACTCGAAATATCAGTCGACGCTGATTCATAATATTTCGTGCCAGTCGCGCCGAGTGTATTCTGAAGAACGAGCGTGCAGCTTGTGAAATTTGTTCCGCCGTCTCGCGAGACCTCAGCTGTCAAATCGGTGTTGATTGTGATGGTGTCAGATTCGACCGTCTGGACGCCGATGATCGCCGAAGCCGGGGCGGAATCAGCTGTGAACGCATTGCTGACCAGCGTCATATTTTGCGTTGTTCCGGCGAACAGTTCTAATTCCGCACAGTAGACAGTGCCGCTATCATACAAAAATTCGGCATAGTAGTTCTCGTAACTTGTCGAATTGTCGATTGTGAATGTCGCGGTCGCTGCCGTGCCGCTGCCGATTGATCCTGTGTGCAGCAATGTGCCACCGCTCGCGCTCGCACTGCTATTTCCGTAGATTTTTATGCCGTTTGGCGCGTTCATGCCCGTGTCTGACGGCGCGTAAACCTTTGCTTGAGTCAGTACAAAACCGTTGCCGGAGCCAAGCGCTACGCCAAGGGTGCCGGGGTTTGACGAGGAAGAGGCTGAGCTAGCGTATGCCTGACTTGTTGTCCCATCGAACCCAGCTGCCAGCCCCCCGCCGCCGGTCATGTTCCCGAAATAAGTTTTGCTGGAGAGGTCTTCCGCTGACCCGACGCTCAAAGAGGGACTATAAAATGTTCCGGAAGAATTGAACGACTCGTTGGTTGATGTCGACGTATCAATGTCGGTCTCGTCGGCGAACGGATCGGCGATCCCGTCTTCAAGACCGATTCTGTCGCTTGCGACCTGTAGCGCTAAGAATCTGACGTCGCTACTGACATCGGTCACCGGAAGATTCGTTAGGTTGGCACCTGAGACGGCGGGCAGTTCAGCGCTGCCATTGAGTTGGACGACCTGGCTCGCTGACGTTCCTACGTCGATTGTCGCCGAAGTGCCGAGCCCTAAGTTTGTCCGCGCCCCCGCAGCCGTACTGCTGCCGGTGCCGCCATCTGCGACGGCTAGGTCAGCAGCCAAGCTACCGATTGTGACGCCGTCAATGTTTCCGCCGTCAATGTTGATTGATGACAGCGCAACCGTGCCAGCGACGACATCAGCCGTGTGCGCCATCAACTCGCGGATCGCGTTGTTGACGTTTGACGGTGCCATTCCCTCGTCGATGTCAATGCTGTTGATGTCGGTGTTCGACGCTGCCGTCGCCGAATATTGGTTCCAATTTGCTTTCGCCATCTTCTTACGTCTCCATTAAAAAACCCGCCTCGGCGGGCGGGTTAATTAGGGTATGTCAATTGTTAGGGGTAAACTGGACGCTTGCCCTCCGGCAGCGCCGCCGACTGCAACAGGCGATATTATTCGTCCTAACGCTTTAGGGGTTCCCGTTTTCAATGCGTCTATGACTCGCCTTGCTCCTTGCGGGTCGCTAATCGCGTTTAACGTGCGGTTTAAGGTAGCGTAATCTGTCGTAGTGAGAATTTTTGCAAGTCTTTGCGCCGCAGCTTCCCGCTGTTGCTCCGCAACATTTTGCGCGTTGCGCCCTAACACTGAACGTACAACGTCAACAATACTTGAAGTCGGCGGCATAGCAGTCGCAACGCGGTCGTCGATTTGCCGCATCGCCGCCTGACGCGCAGCCGTTGCGCTATTCCCTAGAACGGTGCTCGACGTTGCTTTCATGTCGATCTCGTTCTCAAGGTTTGCGATAAATTTATTAAATTTACGTTGCCCCGCCTCATCAGCGTCAAAAGTCGAACGTATAAGTTTTTTGCTGCGCTCCCGCTTAATCATATTTCGAGCAAGGTTTGCAGTATCAACGCCGCCCTCGACGCCTTCTATGAGCGCGTTCATTGCGCCAATGCGAAACGCCTCTTTTTCTGATCGACCCATAAATCCGATTGCGTCAGCTAATTCGTCAGGGTCAGCGCGCAAAAATTTACGTCCTTCTGTCATTGCGTTTTGCGCTGCGGTTTCGCCAGCCCAAAAATCCCGTGCGCGTTTGTAAGACGGATTATTGCGGTCGATATAATTTAAAAGCTTTGCGCGGGTTTGCTTTATGCCCGCAGCCCTCACAGGACCGGAGCCGCCGACCGGCATGGCATCTTTGAAAACTTGATCGTCAAGCGCAAGCTTCAAATGATGTAAAAATTTAGTTGGCACTTCACTGACGACATCGCCGTTTTCGTTAACAAGCTGTCGGCGGTCGTTCAGCACTAACTTGGGCATCCTATAGCCCGCCTCTCTGCCGATCTCCGCTGCTTCCGCGAATGCTTTTTGTAGACTAGGGCGTTCGAGCATCGCGGTGAGTTCATTAGTGACAGGCACCGTTTTCGAATTAGCAGTATCGTATAGTCTGCCGCCGAGACGTTTTTTCCTGGCTTGCATCGATTTAAACTCAGGGAAAAACCTCGCATTTGAGCCGAACGCATTCTGTAAATCTTCAGTCAATCGAGTGACCATCGACTTGTCGCGCTCGCGCAAAAAATCGGTCGTTGTCTTTTTAGCTTCTCCAGGCAACTGCTTCACAACATCGAGCGTGGCTTGTAAATTTGGCCCCATATCGGCCAAAACCATCGGCTTATTACCAGCGCCTGCAACTCTCTCGGCAACGCTTGCAGGCGTGACCGAATCAGACCTCATTGCATCGCGCACAATTGTATTAGCTATATTTGTTCCCGAACTTGCTGGCGTTCCTGTGCGTAAACTCTGCAAGCCGCCGCTAATTGCTCGCCCTGCGCCACTCAATGCGCCCTGCGTCAATGCGCCTATTGTCCCACCCTTCACAGCTCCAGAAGTTCGACTTTCTTTTTCATCAGCAGCACCCGCGCCGCTCAATGCACCTGTTGCTACTGCTGTTCCAATCGCTCTAGGAACGGTCGCGTAAAGGCCACCAGGAACGAGCAACCCAGTCGTTACAGCGCCTGCTAATTCAAATCCAAGCGCGGCACCGCGATTTTCATCCCGATATTTTGCCATCGCGCGTCGTTCTATAATTGTCGCTACATCGCCTTCATCAATTAACTCGGCCCCTGCGGCTTGGCGCAGTTGGTTTATGCCTTTAGTCAACATCGAGAGATCATCGTCGCCAACTGCCGCGCGTAACTCTCCGACAATTTCATCGGAAAAATTCATTGACGCGCCGGCGATGAAAGCGGCAAAGCCGCCATCTAAAACCGACCCTGTTTCCGCAAGTTCGAGAACGCGCTTTGCAAGTTCAATTTTTTCGGGCTTTGTGATTGCGCCACGTTCAAGCGCCGCTTTTGTCTGTTCGATAAAAGTGTTGAACGACG